CAGTTAGTCGTTCTTGTTCATCTACTAAGTCCTTAAGTAACTTATCGTACTTATCTGGATTCTTAACGAGATCAATAAAATCAGCAATATCTTGGATATTCATTTAGCGAAGTCCTTGGAGTAGTGTAACAGTTACAGAACCTGTACCAGCAGTGACATTAACACGAACTGCTCGAATAGGGAAAGCATAATTACCATCCTTATTAGCTGTCTGTGAGACAAGTGTTGCGTGTTTAAAGGCTGTTGGTGAAGTTACTGAAAATACATCGTCAAACGTATGTTCAATATCATACGTTACAGTTCCAGTCACTACAACACCGAAACCTACATTAAAGGGACTTTGTTTATAGTCTAGGGGAATCCACTCCGTTGTTCCTATATTAGACTGCGTAAATACTTGTGGTCGCACTTTTATTTCCTTTTGATAAAATAAAAGGGGATACCAATGTTACTCGATATCCCCTCTAGGGTTACAGACTTAAACCTTGCGGCGGAATGTAATATTCCACTTTAACAATAACAGGTGTAGTCAATGTTGCACTTGCTTTAAGATAGACAGGCTTGTCTTCTATCAACTGTACGCCAACAGACGTTCCAGTTTGAGCACCTGACGGTGCATAGCCAGTCGAGTTAGGAGCAAACGCATTAACTAATTCAGTACCACCATTTGTGTAACCAACTTTAATAGTCTGGGTTGCATTAGCACCAGTACAGATAGTGTAGACGCCCATAACAACTGCATACTTAGGAAGCTTGAACGCTAAGAATCCAGTAGTACCATCAGCAACTTCTAAGATACCAATCTTTGTATAACCATGACGACAGGTAGGAGTAACAGTTGATACTCCACCCGGACCTACGCCATATACTGCCATTTAATTCTCCTTTAGAGAACTACCACGTACCTAATGGCAGAGGTGGTAGCCGTGTTTGTTAAGCGCCGGCGCTTCCGTAGATAGCACGTGGATCAGACCAGCCAAAGGAGTAACGAGCAGTTGCTTTGTATTTGGCGTTTTCCGTGTCGAAATCATTATCCATTTCGAATTGATCGCCACGGCGTTCAAAGTACTTCAGGCCATCCTTAACATTAGTAAGAATAAACCAAGCATCAGGATCAGTTAGGTAGTGATTAACACATACGTTACTGAAGATTCCCATATCCTTAAGGACATTTGGATCATTTAGATCAGTACCAACACGACCATCTGCACCAAGAATCCGCTTGGCTTCAAACTGAAGCTGATAAGGGATAATTAGTTTCTCTGGACGGGCTGCAATGAGCAGACCACGATCATCGCGGAAACCGGCAATATCAATAACAGCTTGCTCAAGTGCGGCCTCAGAGAGGTCAGCATCCACAGCAATCTTGTTAGAGAAAGTACCACCGGCAACATTGGGGTGGGATGCACTCAGTAGAGTAACACCATCACCACCAGTATAACCGGCTGTAGTAGCACGATTATAGATGTTAGCACCGATGATTTCCTTGGTTTGACGCATGGAACGTGCGAGAGCTTTAGCCTTCTGCGCACCTACCTTACCATACTGGTCATCTTCGTAGATTTCACGAGTGATGATGAAACCAAGTGCATACACAACATGGTTGTACCGTGAAGTGAAGCCTTGACGTTCAGTATCATAGACAATTGGACCACCTTCAGACTTAACTGAAGCAAGACCAAAGGAACTAAGTCCTAGATCCTCTTCATATGCACGATCTGACGTGTTCTTTTCAAACAGTTTATCCCATTCTACAGGGTAATCATTATATGCCTTACCATAGATTGAGTTTAAACCGGGCCAAAGTAGTTTGGCAAAACTTGACGAAGTAATAACACCCATTTTTTATACCTCCTTAAACACCAGCAATGGCATTGCCATACGCGTGGGTGGTGATCTTGACTAGCACCTTGTTATAGGCGGCAGCACTTTCATTATCTGGGCGTTTTACAATACCCATAATCTGTAACGGACGAGTTGCCGAAGCACTTGGGGCCGTAGTAGAATAAACATACATTGGTGAATTACCAGTAGCTAGTGGTAGAGTATGTGCTGAAGCACCAATATCTGCATTTAGACCAACATCAGCTAGAGCAACGGCTGCGTCAGCCTCAGCTTCAAAGATAAGATCAGGACTATCTGCTACTAAGACGAATTGCTTAGTGGAAGCAGCACGATAAACGGGTGTATCCAGTGAAATAGAACCCGCACTCATCTTACCATCGACTGGATCTAGCTTGGCATTAATAATACCAACAACAGCACCCACAACTGGAACAGCAACTACCTGTGAGGAAGCAGCAACGACAGCTTCAACAGCAGGAAAACCAGCAGTACCGGCAGAATCAGAGAGTTTTACAAGATCTCCAACGAAAACGGGCACTGCTTCACCAGCAGGGACTTCATAAATATTGGCTTGGCCGTTATACGGTGAGCCATTTAGGTGCTTAACGGGTTTAAAACCATTAATGCGACTTACATTTGCCATAAAGAATATTTCCTTTTAATTAATCACTAAGTTATCTTCAGATTTCCATAATCTGAAATGTCCTTAGCTTCTTTTCTCATTGATTGTTCAAGCTCGGATAACTTCTGTTCCTTGTATGCTTGGTCTTCTTTATAGTATTCTTCTTTAATTCGCATTAAATAACCATCAATACCATTTCCGACAGCAACTTGTACAGGAGAACCATCAGCCGATGCTTTCCCAACTCGACGATCACCAATAGTAATCGAACTATCTGTGACAATTTCATAGCCTTGTTCTTGGAACGAGGCGACTCGATCACCAGTATCATTCACAATCCGATAAACATAGCCCGGCTCTTTACCCTTTATGCCCAAGACTGAACGATTTGCTAGTGGTGTCCTCTGAGGACGTTGTGCCTTACCTGCCATTTACTTTGAACCTCTCATTAGTTTAACTTGCTCTAAAAACTCTTCTTTAGTCATAACACCTTGACGGATGAATGTGTTCATTACCTTACGTTCTTCATCATCCAATTCAATGGATTCTTTCTTCTTAACTTGTTGGGTAGAACCACTCTCAACCGAATTTGGTTTAGTGCGATTTGGATTCTCGAAGTTATCACGGAAACGAACCTTTACTTCCCTAGTAACATACTTAAGAACTTCAACTGGATCTACTGTTGGATGGGATTTAGCATATCCTTGTCCAATAATATCAGCGTATTCACGCATATCCATGTTCTTTTCGTACCAAGTATTTTCCTTGGTCCATTCAGTGAATCTAGGATCTACTTGGGGTTGCTTAGGAGTAACCTCTTCTACAACCTGTCGAGCTTTCTGCTCTGCCTTAATGTCAGTTAGAAGTTCTGTGGTCTTGAGATATTCATCTGCATTACCATCTTCTAAGTGTTTCCGTTGAGCTAGTTTTAATTCCTCTACTGCACGTCTAAATTCAACGTCTTTAACCTTTGAGTGATGTTCTTGGAGCATCTTGAGAGCTTTGCGAGTTTCTTTAAGTTCTCGACTGACAGTATCAATCTTTCCATATAACTCACCACGCTCTACAAATTCCTTAGCATCTCGCCATTTCTCAGGCTCACCTTGCCATTCTTCTTTAGGACGCCAGCCCATTTCACGGGCTTCACCTTCATAAGGATTTGTTTGAACAGTACTCTCGGGTGTTTTATTTTCAATAACTTCTGGTGCTTCCGTTCCTTGTACTTCTGGATCCATCTCGCTTAGTCCTCACTAAAAATGACAAGGATGTCCTCATCGTTTACCACAACGATGTTCTTTTCTTTGTCAACGTCTTTACCACTATATTGTGCAATTAATACCTTATCACCAACCTTAACTGTATCATGGGAACCACCATAGTCCTTGAAGGCGGTATCGCCAATGGCTAAGACAGTTCCCTTTTCAACAGCTTTTCGTTCTTTCTTGATAAGCTCTTTTGCTATAATGATACCACTCTCTGTAACTTCATCAATGTCTTCTAACTGGACAAGAATTCTATGTAGAACAGGTTTAATCATTTGTATTAGTATCCTCGAAATTAATATTTAAGATCTCTTCGTAAGCAGTCATATAACCACGTACCCAATTAACTTGATCGAGATCAGATCGAGGATAACCTAACAATTGCTTAGTTGATTCAAAGAGTCGTTCTTTGATAGTAAGCATAACCTGTTTAGTAACATCATCTTGAATCCAATTGTTAAAATCACTTTGACTTATTGCCATCTACTTTCTTCCCCTTTGGAATAGTTTGTTGCTTTACCTTAGCCGCTTCTTGAGCTTGTAGGTTTTTCTGTTTGGCTGCTTGGGCCGTTGTAATTAAACTTAACTGAGACTGCTGTGCCTGTTGTTGCATACCTGCTTGATGGGCTGCATCAGCTTGCTTTGCTTTAAGGACATGTTCCATTAGTTTAAGTTGCATATCCTGTTCAGCAGCACGTTGCTTAAGGGCCATTTCCTGCTCTTTAGCAGCACCTTCTATTTGCATCTTAGCAGCATCCATTTGGATACCACGTTGGGCCTTCTGTTGCTCTAGTTGAGCCTTCAGTTGCAGTTCTTGTTGCTTAGGATCAGGCTTTGGTTCTTGTTGTCGAACACCCTGTTGCCAATCATTAATCTCGTGAGCTTCCATATACTTCTGGGTAGCCCACATAGGATCAATAGTACCTAATTGTAAGATCTGCATAATGGCCTGTACCTTAGCCTGCTTCTCCTGTGAGGAGACGGCGGTTGGATCAGCACCGGGAATGATATCATCTTCTGGGGATTGATAATCACTCTGCTCAACAGTAGTATCAAGGACTGATATATATTGTTGAGGATTGAGATACTTCCGATTAAGAAGGTAAATCTTACGGAACTCTTTAGTAAGCGACCTATAGATACGCTTATAAACAGCAGTAAAGACTTTCATACCCTGTTCAATACTAGCCATTGTTGTAGTGGCGGGGGTGTTTTGCCCCGGCATCTTACCAACAAAGATTTCAGCTACAGAAGCCAGTTCTTTACCAGACTTCAACAGAAGATCAAGTAGCTTAAATAGAACGTCACTAGGTTCACGAACTGGTAATGGGAAGATCTGTTTCTTAATATCGTCACCGACAGCATTAACAGCTTTCCATTCACCGGGCTGGAACTTAGATTCGCCCATCTTAATCTTAAGACCCTTACCGATAAAGCCAGCCTGTAAGTTGCTTAGGCTTCCGGCATCTACTAGTTGATTAATAAGAGTATTAGCACTCTCGTTAATTGGACCAAGTAGCCGTCCAAAACCTATATCGTAAAAGCCTCCATCTGGATTAGGAATAAAACCATACTTAGTATAGTAATGGGTAGGTTCAATATAAACAACCTTCTCCCCTTCCATATCCATCTGAACAGAATCCATATCAAAGCGTGGAACTATTCGTACTACTTGACGAGTTGCCTCATCAACTGTTACTACATAAGGCTCAGTGTAATCATCACCATCTAGATCTAAGTAGCAATGCTGTTCAAGGAACGTATATGGAGTTGTTTCATCCTCACCCGCTTCTTGTTGAGTAGAATCCTTAAGAGCCGTTGGCTTCATTGTAGTAGAAGCTGTAGGATCTCCTAGATCAACATCAAGAAACATTCCGCGGTTAATCCGCTCTTTGACCTGTCTACGTGAAAGATAAATAATCTCAGTAATACGCTCTGCATCCTCAAGGGACTTAGCATAATAATTAACTACTAGATAACGTGGGAAGACTAACTTAGAACATATAACTTGTTTGTTTGCGTCCCAGTACGTCTTCTTAAAACTACAACCAGCAATTGGATTAGTTAGGAGTAGCTTGTCCATATCTTCTTCCCAGTCAGGCATCTCATCCATACACTGGTAAGACATATGTTTTCCAACACGTTCTGCTCGTTGTCCCTTTTGTCCATCTTGGTCATAACCAACAGTACGGCACTTAACAATCTGTCCATTAGATGGAACTAGTGTTGGGTAAGCCCGAGCAGCGAACTGCATAGCTGCTGTAGATAGGAGAGGGTACTTGATGTTAGCAGCACCTTGCCAAGGATAGGTCTTTTGATCTACTACCTGTAGGGCTAACTTAGTCCAAGTCTCTAAATCCTTTTCCCAATGTGCTCGGGAGATAAGATCTGTTTCATACCCATCTACTACTAAGTTACCAATAGAGATTAAATCTTCATCAGTAAGATCCTCGGCTACATTAGTGGATTCTAAGATCTTGTCAATGGTTAAGGGGTCTTCATACTCTTGTTCAGTACCCGCAAATTTCGGATCTTCCTTGGTCATTTATACCACTCTCTTCCATTTCACGTTCATACTCATCATCCTCTATTTCCTCTTTTGTAGGAGCATCTATTATTCTATCTATCATAAGACCTAGGTAAGACATTGCATCTACTTGGTCATCATGCTTATCACGAGGGAACCGCATCATCTCGTCTTCTAGTGTCTGATACCAGTCCGCAGACTTATCAAACTTAACTGCTCCTGCACGCATACGTGCTTGAATAGATCTAGCTCGTGTTATCTTATCTGTTTTATGTGGCTTAAGAGGTAGAAGATTAATGAAGTTATTCTGCTCAATCATTGCCCTGTTAAGGAAAGGACCAATAGATTTAGTAATCTGTGTATCTTCAATACCAAAGGAAATAGGATCGTACACTTTTTGGAGCATCAACATTGTTTCCACAATGGAAAGTCCATCAAGCCGATCCCGTATAACATTCACAATATGAAGGATACCATCCTCATCCATCCCACCAACAACCATTACTGTGTAGTCTGCTCGTTCTCTTTCAGAGATAGCGAAGTCACCACTGATGTAATAATTTAATTTCTTTTTTCTATCCTCTTCTCTACGTGGGATAAAGTCGTTACGTTTAAATAGAGTATTTGATTCATCAATAGGGATGTTCAAGTACTCTTGAGAGTACACATCAGCTAATCCTCGATCTATGTAGTCCTGTCGAATCATTCTGAATTCATCTGCACTACGGCGTTCAGGCCATAGTATCGAAGAGAAATCAGCTGAGTGTGCTTTATATTTAACGGCTTTCCACTGAGTAGCTTTTCTTAAAGAGTAAGTCTTTAAGTCATCATGGATAGTTTGTTTATCTGTTTCAAGGGGCATTAGATTCTCTAGGAAGGAATCCATATGAAGGACAGTGCCTACTATACGAACGATACCTTTCTGAGATCTACAAGGAATTAAAGCTCCATATACCCATCGTTTAAACTTATCTCGACGATCCTTGTTCATAACAATCTCGTCGTTTTCCAGATCATCACATATAATGAGATCTGGTCTAGCTCCATCCCATAACATACCGCGTAGTTTCTGTTCAGAACCCTTTGCGATAATACGGAACTTTTGTCCATCATTGAAGTGAACTATGATATCAGTAGAAGAATCTTTTTCAAACTTAACTTCACCACTAACGGGATCTCGTTTGATTCCAAAGAGTTCTATAATATCATTATTCTCTTGTAACTCTTGGGTTATTTGCCCAAGGAACATAGAGGCCTGTGCTTCTGTGTCAGATACAATTAGTACGAATCTGCGTTCCCGAAACAGGATTGTTGCTAGTAGATAACTTAATGTGATAGAGGTTGATTTCGCATGGCCGCGTGGCGCACCAATTGCTACGAACTTACTATCACTTGTACAGAGTTCCCACATCTCTTCGTGAAACTTAGGAATCTGTGATGCATCATCAAAACGTTTAATAAGACAAGTGCCTACAAAACCTTTAATAATTTCGGCATTTAATTTAACCTTCGGTACAGCTGCTCTATTTTCTTTTTTCTCGCTTGGAGGTTTCACTCTTCATGGCTCCTTTAGCCGTCCGACTGAAGCTTCTGTTAGCTCCCGGATCTTGTACAAACAGATTAGCTAGGCTGTTACTTCCACCCTTACTAACTGCTTTCTTATGTCCTACATCACCTTTAAGAGAGGTAGGTTTGACTCCATTCTTCTTTGCCACTTGAGACCTCGCAGCATTACGTTGGGCACGATCTTTCACACGGTTAGGTTTCTTCTTGTGTTCCCACTGAAGTTCCGCCTTGTAATTTCTCTTCCCGTTCTTCATAAACGGCATTCAACTCACCCTCTAT